CTGAGCTTGGGGTTGGAGAGGTACTGCTGTGCTCTTCTGGCAGTTCTGGTACGGTCCAGCCTACCGTCCTTGGTGTTCACCGGAGCATACCCTGCCTCTACCAGCGCATGGATAGGATCATTGGTCTCTATGTAGACCTCTGCAAATCTGGTCTGTTTCTTGGTGAGGTTGTAGGCCTCTGATCTTGCATTGGGTCTGGGTTTTGCACCAGACATAACTTCTTCACTAGTGGTCAATTTTTAGCACCCCTTTTAAAGAGAGACAAGAAGAATTAATTTTTATTATAATTTATAAGGAGGGGTCTTGCAATATCTTTGTTTTCATGTTACCCTGTGCAAAGGCACCCAAGAAGAACTCTTATGTGTTATTATGTACTATTAAAAGAATAATAAAAAGAAAGGTATTATGTGTTATTAGGAGTAGCACTTGTGTTGTTCTTTTTTAATACCCCCGCCAAATACCCCCGTTTTTTGATTTTTGTAAAATTTGCTCCGCTTATGGGGGTCCCATTATATATATTGACACTGACGGCACATTGGGGGTCCCGGGGGGTAGGTCTTCTTAATATAACAGGTGAGCGACCAGCGAACTCCTTTCAGACCCCGAGTTCGCGAAGCGGACGAGGGCAAATTTTTGACATAAAAAGACCCGGGCCAGCCATAGTCAGCTAGCCCGGGCAAGTTTAGCAGCAATCTTTAGATGAATACTTCGTTGGTTCGGCCGGATTGGATGTGTTGATCCAGTGAACGGATCGCGTGATTGTCCAGCTTGCGCCGGATTACATCCGCAAGCGTGGCGACAGACTCGGGCGTGATCTCGATCTTGTTTAAGATCTCGCCCTTGTTGTGGTAGTCATACCATGCCGCCAGCTTGTGGGCTTCAAGCTTGTCAGTGTTACGCAGCGCATCCCATGCTTTGCGTGGGCCATTGCCTTTACCGATCCGGTGGTTGAACTTGGCCATGGCCCCATGAATCATGTCATCATAAGTCAGACCAAAAGCCCGCCCCAGCGCAACAGCTGAGATAAGAATGGACTGGCCGCGATATGTGGGGATGTCCATTTCTGCGCCCTTAGTGCCGCTCTCCCACATGCCAAGGTTGGGATCAATGAACCGCCGAATACCCCATGCGGTTTGTTCATAAAGGCTGGCCTTAAACTCAGGCGTGCTAGTGATAGAGCGGATCAGGCTGGTCTGACTGTTGCTAATGGGCGCATTGCCAAGGGCCATGGCAATTAGGCCAGCGTCCCGGACTTGATCGAAGGCCCGAAACAGTTTGGTGCGGCCCGAGCCAGATGCCATGGTGCCCCAGCTGTTCACTTGCCAGCTGGCGGTGCCAAGGTCTTCTACTTTACCAGTCTGAGTATTGATGGTGAGCTTGCCTGTATATAACGAATCCACCATGAGTCCGTATGACCCAACAGTGTTTCCCTGAAAAACGTCTATCAGGTTGGTGTTGTCTTGGTGTTGTGCTGCTATATTAAATTTAGCCATTGTCTTGGTCTTTCCATAGTTGTTTCCCACTTCCATCCGAAGCGGTATCAAGAATTGTATAGATGGGCTGCCAAGCTGTAAAGCACTAATTGCATGGGTGCGTCACTATGTCGCGCGCCGATCTCAACATTGAAAGTTTTCTTGCTTGCTTCAATAAATTGCTGGCCAAGCGTTTCCCTATGTGCTAGGTCTTGGAGCTTGGCCGCGTGTTCCGGCCGCGTGTTCTTGGTTTGTTCCGCGCAGGTGCGTGCCCGGTCCCGGCCCGGTGGACGTAGACGTAGACGCAGAAGAATACGCAGGTGGACGTAGACGTAGACGCAGAAGAATACGCAGGTGGACGTAGACGTAGACGCAGGGGCGAATACCTAGGCTATACTCTTGCAGGGACAGGCAAAGGGACGAACATAAAAGACAATATAAAACAATAACTTGCCTGTGATATCAATAAAATATAAATTTATTTCATTTTACTCTTGCTTTCCCTTATGCGGTATGCCATAACATATTCACCTTTAACAACCTCAAGGCCTAACATCATGGCTCAATACAATCTTATAGGCGTCGGTACCAATGCGAAGACCGTCAAAGGTGACGGCTCCGAGTATATCACGGGCATCCTATACCTAATTCCCGAGGTAAAGTTGTGCCCGTTCTCTATCATTGCGGGGTGTCACGAGCCTTGCCTAGTATCTGCCGGGCGCGGCGCTTTCAACAGTGTACACGCAGCACGGGAGCGGAAAACCAAGCTGCTCCTCTCTGACCCGGAGGAATTCAAGCGTCTGCTACGTGCTGACCTTACCAAGTTCGCGGCCTATTGCAAACGCAAAGGGGTGCAACCTGTCATCCGGCTCAATGGCACGTCGGATAAGTCATGGCTTGATATCATCCAAGACTTCCCGGAGATACAGTTCTACGATTATACAAAGGTATTTAACCGGGTGGCCAAGGACCTCCCCAAGAACTATCACTTGACCCTTTCATATTCCGAGGCCAATCCAGAATATGCGGACAAGGTGTTGACCTACGCCAACAAGTACAAGGCTAATCTAGCTGTGGTATTCCGGGACAAGCACAATATCCCAGAGACCTTCCTAGGCCGTCCCGTGATAAACGGGGATGCGGATGACCTCCGATTCCTTGATCCTACAGGGGTGGTCGTTGCCCTCTATGCCAAGGGCAAAGCCAAGAAAGACACAAGCGGCTTTGTAATTGACACCCCGGACCCCATGTCACACGCTAACTTTTCAACCCTTGCGGACATGGGTGCAATATAAACCCTTGACAGGGGGAAATACCTTAGACTATATTCCCCCTGTTACTTACTTTCAATAAGGCCAAAGACAATGGACAAGCAAGAAATCAAAGACCTGTTCGACAGTCACCTAGATATGACCCTCCGGGAGTTGTCCCGGATCACTGGGCGCACTGTCAAAGAACTTCAACACATACTAATGGAAGAGGACTAAGGCAATGGAACGCCAAGAGAAAGAATATACCTTCACGGTATACCGTACCGTTCAACAATCGGTGCGGGTAACCGTCACCAGTGATCGGGAGGTAGACGCCAAGGAGCTAGGATATCTCGCAAACGAAGCAGAATGGCAGGCGGGAGAACTCCCAGACGGTGACTGGAAAATTGAAGAGGTAGACACTATGTATGCCATATATGAAGAATACGCAAAGAAGGAATAGACGCTATGACCTGCAGACAATCAATCAACGGCGCACTATACCCGCGCCACGTATCCAACACGCACCTAGAGCTTGCCGAGTTGCTCCGGGATAACCTAGACGAATGGCTCAAGGGAGTGATCCCCATGTCTACGCCGGGACTGCGTAAAGTATACGCGGAGGAAATCACAGACCAAGCATTCAATGCCATACAGGACCTCGCCCTAGAGGTTGACGAAACATATGAGGAGGACTATTGACCATGGCTAAACGTCAGGTGATCCACGTAAACCAACACATCATCAAGGCAAACAGGAAGTCAGGGGAGCGCATACCTCCCCTGACCATGAAGAGCTACAGCAAAAACATCAAGGCCACAGAGATAGCCATTGACGGGAAGGCACGGGTAATCTATAGTCCTGACAAGCCGCTCCCCTGTGGCGCGGTGGTTTGGATAGAGACAGACGATGACGCTATTGTAGAGGTACAATGAAAATGGAAATGCTAAATCTAGAAGACTTCCTAACGGCACAGATAAACGAGAGGGCCAAGGCCATGCGAAAGCGTGAACGCAAAAGACTGGACAAGATAGAGCGGGGCACCCCTGCACGTAACCCCATGGCCAAGGCTATGTGGGACAAGGGTCACCATGTCCAGAAGGTGGAGACAAAATACAACAGGAAGAAAATGAAAAAAGCTGTTGACATCTACCGGGATGCTGGACTATAAATCTACAACCAACCAACTAAACAAGGAACCAAAGAGAATGGACAAAGAAGATCAAAGAGACAAGACAGGCAAGGTCCTAGTGTACAAGGTACTCACCGCATCCACCTTGGTCATACCCTTTGACCCGGACAACCCTGACACAGTGGACGCAACCGCTGGGATGGTAAAGACAGAGGACGGCCTTGTCCTCCCGCTCAAGGACTGTCTGGAAACCCTGTGCACCTCTGCCATAAGTTTTGGCATAGAGTACGATGAACTCACGGGCATGGGTACGCAGGTCCAAGCGGGACACACCGAGTCCACCGTGGTGGACCTAACAGTAAGGGAAAAAGATGACCCCTTGGTAAAAGAAATCATTGACATCTCAAACATCAATCCTGTAGAAATATCTAGAACAATCAACTAAGGAAGGAACCAGAACAGATGGACAAAGTAATACTTGATATGCCACGCCAAGAGCCACAGGTTCTTAGCTTTCGCTCACCAACTGCACAGGTTGCACAGGACCTCTTCAACGAACACAACCAGACAGAGCAAGCCCAGCGTTTTCTTGCGCCTGTCTCTGAACAAGAGCTATGGTATGAGCGTCCCGCACCTCATCACGCCAGTGCTCTGTGCGAGAGCCAGATCACAGAACTGAACAGTCACAAGGTGCTGGTGGATACGTGGACAGGCAAACCCACAGGCGTGGTAGGTGACGGGTATAAGGTCACACAGATGCGCGAGTTCACAGAGGCCACAGAGGCAATGCTGATGGGCACCCTGCCCAATGATAAATTCAAGGACCTAGAGATCAAAGACGATATGTCTCACGGGTCAGCTGTCAGGTCCCGCAAGTATACCTTCCCTGCGTTCTCCAAGCCTATTGAGACACGCAAGCACCAGACAGAGGTGGCACTCACCGTGGCCCTTGTCCAGAGCTATGACGGGTCCACCTCCAACGGCTTTGTCACTGGCCTGCTAGATTTCTTCTGCACCAACGGCATGATCTCCGGTGACTACACCAAGGGGAACAAGCGCCACACCTCTGGCTTCAACTTATCCAACTTTATCCTAGACATGGACAAGGTAGTGCGCGATTTCTACAAGGATATCCAGCGGTATCAGGTGATGGCGTCCACTGACATCATGGTGACACAGGCAGAGGCCACCATAGAAGCACTCCCGGGGATGAGCGAGAAGATGCAGAAAAGAATGAAAGATCAATACCTTACGGAGGTCAGCACCCGTGGCTCCAAC